CGAGCCCGACGACGACGATCGTGAGGAGCTTGACGCGGAACTCGCGAATCTCAAGCGATTGATTGCGTAGATCCTCTCGCCAGTCTATTCACAGCCTCTCAATGTGAGGGGCTGATTTTTCAGATCACAAGCGGCCCGCAAGGCCGAGGAGAACGACCATGACTACGCTCACAAGCAGGTACACAACCGTCGCAACTGTGGGATATCAGGGTAGCGTCAGCAGTAAGAACGAAAATCGATCGGCTCACGGTGCTGTTTGTCACCTGCAAGCGCGCAAGGGAGCAAATGGAATCGTTGGACGCAAAGTGAACAGCAACGGACGGCATCAGGAAGTCGGGGAAGCTTTCGCACTGGATGCTGACACGCTCCATCACTGGGAGTGTCTCGCAAAGTCTGCCCGCTAAAACCCTTCGCCAGTCCGGTCTAGTCCTAAGCAAGCTGGACCGGCTTTCAGTCGGTATCGCCGGACTGGCGACTTTTTTTGAAAGCAGATCATGAATGACAGCCCCATCAACCGCCAACCGATCGGCCTTTCCGATCTCGCCTGGCGACTGATCGACGACGCGATTGCAGCAACCGGCTGTTCATCGCGCGGTGAATATCTGGAGTGGCTCGTACTGAGCCAGCAATTCTCCGCACCCGAGGCCGAGTCATTGTGGAAGCTCCGTCGCAAACGCGGCGGACTGGGTGGCGTGATTGTGATCCCGGATCATATTGAGATTGACGTCGAGTAACGCAGAAAACTTCAGGAACTGATAATGACCAAGAAAAAACACTACACCTCCACTGAGGCGGCGATTGAACTGGGCGTGAATTCCTCCCGAATCCTCCAGCTGTGCAGATCCGGGCGTTTGGGATACTCATTGCCAAAACACGGCAAGGCCTGGGTAATCACAGAAAAGGAAATCGCAGAGTTCCGAGCGATCGGACCGAAACCAGCAGGCAGACCGCGAAAGGAGGAGTAACTACCTCCGCATTGTTTGCTCCCACCAAAACGACCGCATTGCCGGTCGTTTTGCTTTTGCGGCGACCGATGTCTGCTGTGATGAAGATTGCGGTCTGTACAGTATGCGGAAAACTTCTTTTCTTCTTTTTCCGCCTAGAAGAAAAGGGGTATGAAGAAAACATTGGGGTTTTGGATCTCTAGAAAACCAATAGGGTGCCCCCCTAGAAAGAAGGAAAGAAGTCTCTATAGAGAGTCCTTATTAAGCGCTAAAAGAATTTTTCCCCCTATTTTATAGTGTTTCCGTAGTGTACATTTGCTATGGGCTTCTTTCCCTAGAGGCAGGGAAAGAAGGGGGAAAGAAGTAGAACGAAGTCACCTTTAACCAGACTTCTTTCCCCCTTCGTGTCTACATAAAAAAAGCCGTTTCGGGTGTCCGAAACGGCTTTTTGTACACTATTGAAATTCACTCTATCGCAGTAAATATCGTTGCTTTTCTTCCGCCCGTCTGCCGCTCCCCTTGTTCGACGTATCCGCCATTAATCAACGTGGCTAAAACGTCCCCTCTATCCTTCGGCTTCAATTGTTTCGTCTTCCGCGTGATCTCCGTCAGCGACCATTCCCCAGGACGCGACCTGAGCAGAGTCCGCATCTCATTAACCATTTGTTCGAACAGACTTCCAGAGACGTGCCTGTCGGCCTGCCGGAGGATCATTCGCGTGATCCAGTTGTTGAGCCGGATTGCCAAGTCCGCGTCTTCAAGCTGGATCGTCGGAACAGATTTCCCCGACGTGCGAGAGCAGGCGAACAGCATCGCCAGCTTGACCGTCTTTTCCGCTGCCCTCGACCAGATCGCTGCTGGGACTGGATCTTCTTCCATTCTCCTGTCGGAGATCTTTTTAGTGTGCTCGTGTAATCTTGCTTGAGCTGCTTCGTCGCGCTGAATCGGGATTGGTGACGATCCGTCCGACTGGTCAGCCAGATTTCCGACCGAAGTCCTCAATTGCAGCCACCATGCCGCCTGATCGATTATTGATTGCGGAATCGGATTGTTAGACGGTTGTTGGTAACTCACGTATTTCGTCGATTCAAAAACTAAGCACCGGCCAATCAGCCCGCCAGTCAGACTTTTGTACGTCAGCGCCTCCCAAAAGTCCTGCGGAACCGCAGTTCCGTGCAAGACAAGGTGAGGATAATTCAGAGTCTTGACCTTGGCCCGATCCCCGTAAGCGTCTCCGGTCCAGATATCATCAGCAGAACCGAACACCTGCATCAACACGCTTGCGATCTGAACCAAATGCGGGCTCGATCGGTCTTGCATGGCCATTGCCAAGTGATGGATCTCGTCGATTTGGAAAAGGATGTTCCACTGCGCCGACAACGCTGACAAAATCCCTGCATGGCTTCCGATCCGTTCGGGACCAATCATCTTCTCACCACCACACAGTCTCAGGATCTTGCGATTGAGCTTCCGGCCATGATCCTTGCCGGCTCCGGAAAGAGCCAGGGAGATTATCATCAGGTTGGTTCTCGCCCCCTGATCCGATACCTTGCCGCCAGTCAAAGTCGAAAGCAGCGACAACGCCGCCCCCATCGCGACCTCTGGCAGCGGATAATGCGCAGTCGCAAGATTGTGCCGAATCACTTCACCGAGGAATCCCGGCAGTGACTGGCAGTCAATCGGGAAATGATCCAACTTAATCTGTGCGGCATCCTGAATTTTCAGGTTCTCCCTCCGGTCGACTGGTGACTGCTGAGCCATCGCCGTCGGTGGCTTATCTTCACGCGGAGTACCATTCTTGCGACCGTTAACTGACGCCTCTTTCAGTTCGTCATCTCGAAGTGGCGGGTTGTTCTTCTTATTCCAATCGCCAAGCAACTCGTACACTTCGTCATCCGTCAGCCGATTGTGGAAATCATCCTTGAACGAATGCAGATGACCGGCCAGCGAGAATGCCGCGTTCCTCAGATTTCCTTTCGCTTCCCCTTGAACGGCCTCTGCATAAGCCATCGCTCGCTGAAGAAGGCTTGTCGCTTCGACTCTTGGTGGCGCTGGCTCATGTTTGACAGTGCCTTTCTTTTCCTGCTCTCCGGTTAGATAGGTTTTACAGAGCCAGTCAATGACGGATTGCCCATCACCGATGACGTCATTGCCGTTATATAAATCACCCGTGATTGTCCAGAATCTACCGTGGTCATAGCATTCAATCTGCTGCTTGTCGGCCTTACCGGGATTGATCTTATGTACGCACTTAGCACCTTCGGGCTTCTTTCCCCGTGTAATAAATTTCACGCCCGTTTTGCTTGGTGAGATTTCCGCATACGCAAGGCCATCCATTCGGGCGACAATTGGCAGAGCCCAGTCACGAAATGAACCGTTGTCGTCAATGCAGTTGTCGAGATCGACACCGGTATAAGGCTCTGCAATAACTGTAGCAATGCCCTGATAGTAGATCGACGAATCGACCGCGATATCAAAGGCACACCATGCAGCTGGGTCTGTTGACGATCCGGCATTGCCGCCCAGCCTCAGCGGAATCTTCGTACCCTTGCTATTGTAATTCCAGAGCATCCATCGCTTCAGGTCTCTCAGTTCTTGTGGAACACGATCGTAGTCATTCATTATTATTAACCCTCCTCATCATTAGTGAAGTAAGTGACGTGTTTCTGAGCCCGAGTCGCTGCTGTGTATCTCCACTGCGGAGAAGCGGACATGTCCTCAACTACTGCAATTCGCGGCCATTCAGAGCCCTGCGACTTATGGCACGTCACCGCATATCCATCCTGTACCCGCACAGCTTTTCTATCTGCTGGGTCGAATGTTATCGGGAAGCGTTTTCCGCATTCCGTGACGATTTTATTGCCGTCATGTTTTGCCACGGTAAACATTTCACCGTTTGCGATTCCGTGCTGATTACTGTTGTAAGTGCAGACGATTCTAAGCCCGATCTCAATCTGATTCTTAAAACCTAGCACGTGACGAACACGCTGATTGAAAGCAGAAATAAAATCGTTTCGATAGCAGATGGCAGGCCAGAGACTATCACCCAAAATATAATCGACCACTTCATTGAAAGTGTTCACGCCAGCTGGATCGACACAAACCTGATCACTGGTCGCCTCCCATTCCCGAGGGTGATTTCCAGCCCTTAGAAAGTTTGCAAAGCCAATTAAGTCGTCGCTTCCAGTGTGTCGATGCTGAGTCGTTAGTTTTGCATCAAGCGATTCTTCCGACATGACTGATTCACCAGTGCCGTCAGGATCGACCGGGGGCAACTGGCCATAGTCACCGACCCAAACAACGCGATTTGCACAGCGAAGAATCTTGCTGCGCATTTCGCTTGTAATCATTGAAGACTCGTCAACGATAAGAAAATCCTTAGTGACTTTCCTGTCTGAAAACACTGGCTTCAATTTTCCGTCAGCACCTAGTTCCTCATGGCTAAATCGGCATAGCAGGGAATGGCAGGTTTTCGCCGCGACGCCTTTTCTGTTGAGCACCTCCGCCGCTTTTGCTGTAGGAGCGATCACATCGCAGTTGCTCATTTGCTCCTGCATGGCTTTCACAAGAGTTGTTTTCCCGGTTCCTGCCAGACCGCCAAGTCTGAATTCCTGTGACTGCCCTGTTGCCATCCACTGCAGGAATTGCCTGTAAGCCTGCTCCTGGTCTTCTGATCTCTTGAACACACATCACCGCTCTCTAAAAGGGCACGTCTTCATCCAGCCCGCTGTAAGTCTTTGAGTCCTCGACTGCTGCCAACTCCGTCGGCTTCTCACAGTCCCATTCACAATTAACAAGCTTCACCCACTTGCCGTCTTTCTTCGTCGTGATTCGCGAAGGCTTCCGAGCCACTCCCATCGCCAGCAGCGCTAGCGCATCGTCGATGGTGTCAGGCTCTTCGCAGTCAGACCGCCGTTCCCACCACAGGCCCGCCATCGTCTTTCCGAAGTTGCCGCGAGCGTGCTGAAGGCAGACCCATTCGGAGATGGCTTGGCGCTGAAGATTGCCTTCGCCCTTCGAGACGACGTAGTCGACTCGCAAAGTCGGAGGCGCTAACTCGTCATCCCGCTTGACGTGCCGTTTGTAAATGACATCAATAACCGCCCATTCCTCGGGCGGCATCTGGCCAGTGAGTTGTGATTCGGAATCTGCTGTCCCGCTGTGATTGATCTCTTTTTTCGGAGGGAACCGGAAACCGCATTCAGGGCAGACTGCTCGACTGGCCGCGACATCCAGTTCGCACGACGGGCATTTCTTCCCGCGTCCGTTTTCAGCTGCGATGGCAGCGCGGCCTTTTCCTTCGATGGCGCGGCCGAAATTGTCATCATCAATCGATCCATGACGGCGGATGTTTCCGCCGAAGTCTAATAGCAGGCAGTTGGCTTTGGTGTCGTGCAATCTCAATCCACGGCCAACCATCTGACAAAACAAACCAGGCGACATTGTTGCGCGAAGGATGGCAATCGCATCAACGCATTTTGCGTTAAAGCCAGTGGTCAACACGTCGCAGTTCACAAGCCAGCGAAGCCGCTGAGTTTTGAAGTCGCTAAGCATCGCTGAACGCTCGATGTCCATCGTCTCGCCAGTGACGACGCCAACACGCTCGCGGGTGATCTCCCTGAGAATGATGGCGATGTCTTCCGCGTGCATAACGCCCGACGCGAAAATCAGAATCGAGTGACGGTCGCGACACTTTTCGAAAACTTCATTGCACGCAAGAACAACCGCTCCTTTATCCCCGCCGAAAGCCGCCTGCATTTCCGACTCAACAAACTCACCACCACGCAACGCGACTTTGTCGGTGTTGACTTCGCACTCCGCGACTTTGTTGGTGAGCTGGCAAAGGAATCCCTCCGTGATAAGCTGCGCCGTTTTTACCTCGCAGCCTTTTGGGATTCTGTGAAACAGTCGATCAGGACCACAGATCGGCCCCGATCCCGTGCGGAATGGCGTTGCCGTCAATCCGACAATCCGCAGTCCTTCCTGCTGAATCCCCGTGAAGAACTGTTGGTACATGGATTCTTCGAGGTCGCTTATTAAATGGCACTCGTCCACAAGAATCAGATGCCTGCGACCCATGTCTTCCGCTTTTCGGAACACCGACTGAATGCCGGCCACCACCACCGCGTTGTGGATCTCCCGTTTTTTCAATCCAGCCGAATAGATCCCAACATCAACACCCGGAATCAGGCCGCGGATTTCTTCGGCGTTCTGTTGCAGCAGCTCCTTGCGGTGAGCCAACACAACCACACGCCCGTCGAACTCAAGGGCCTGACGGATGAGCAAAGCAATCAGCAGGGACTTGCCCGCGCCGGTCGGCAAGACCACCACAGGATTCCCTTGTTTCTCTGCCAGATACTTCCACACCGCTTCGTTTGCTTGTGACTGATACCAGCGAGGACTAAGAGCCATATGCGTTTCCGTTCTTGTCGTCCTGTCGATCCCAGTCCTGTAGCGATGAGTCTTCAGCAGCCTTTGGCGGCTTCAACTCCCCGAACACGATGCCATTGCGAGCCGCGCAAATAGCTAAGCGAAGCCGGTCCAATGGCATCTTCTGGATATACTCAGGAAGTTCCTTGCCAGTGATCTCGTGATACTCTTCGCAAAAGCGAAGACGCTCTGTTTGTGCCTTCTGTTCCGCTCGCTCATCCTTCGCACGGTCGCGTAGGTAATCGCCGCGTTCCATGCGCTCATTTTCCGACAACTGTCTCACTACTCACTCCCTAAAAAGGATCATCCAAACCTTCACTGCACTCACCAAACACCGCTCCGTTTTTCGCCATCCCCAAAGCGAGTTTGATCTTCTCAATCCCCATGACCGCTACGCGATCGGGCATCGGACTACCGATAGTGGCGAGCCACTCAGACTTCAGCTGCTCAACGGCAACTGACGCTTTTGCAATTATTTTGCAGATGCAGCAGTCGGCATCCTCAAGACAGTTTTGGCAGATCATTCCCATCTCACCTTTCAAGATTTCAAGAGACTGGCGAAGCCAATGGCCGTCGCCAGTTTGTTGGTCGTAAGTCGAAATCACGGGCGAACAACCAAAGCAATGATCGCTGCGCCACAGTTCCGGATCGCGTGCATCGCATCGCCGGCCCATGCCGGATTCCCGAGACGCTGCAAAGAAAACTGAGCGTCTGTAATCATGCTCTGAGTGAAGTCGTGAGCCTTGTCGATCTCCGGTTTCAGCGTTTCAAGCCTTGCAGCTTCTGCTTCTGCTTTGCGTGCCGCTTCTTCTTCCTGTTCTTTGCGTCGCAGCTCAGCCGCTTCCGCCTCTGCCTTCGCTCGCAGCTCAGCCTGTTGACGATTCACCTCTTGCTGCTGACGACGCATCTCCGCGCGGTCTTTCTCAATCGCTTGGCGTTGTTCGGCGATCGCAGCTTCGTCGGTCCGGCGCTGCTTCTCGATCTCTTCGGCGCGAACTCGAAGTTCTTCAGCCTGGCGTTTCTGCTCAGCCTCTTCAGCATCGCGGCGGTCGTCGACAGCCTTCTTCGCAATCTGATAATCGTGTTCGAACTGCTCATCAGATAACTGGCCAACTCGCTCAGCAGATCCGATCGCAACGCCGAGGGCTTCCATTCGGGCGACTCTATTCTGAGTCTTTGCGATTGCTTCTTCTTCGGCCCGCATCTTCGCAGCCAGTTCTTCGCGTTCCGTGCGTTGCTTTTCCGCAAACGCTTCCGCATGTCGACATTCTTCGGCGATGCGCTCCGCCAGTTCAGCGACCTGCTTCTTTGCCTTACTTAACCACCACATCCATTCCTCTTCAGGAAGGTCAGCAGCCGCCAAGTCAACAGGGATGCCATAAGCAACCATGTCATCAAGCCGCTGCTGCTTTGCCGCCTGTTTGGCCGCTTCCTTCGCAGCCTTCTCAGCCTTTTCGATGGAGTCGAAAGCGTCTCGTTCGGCTTTGAGTTTTGACTCAATGCCGTCGACCTTTTCGCTTAACTGCTTCGCGATCGAGTCAATCATCTTGCAGCATTCCCACGGATCTTTCTTTAGCTCGACCCGCTTCTTTTCAATCGCTGTGTTCAGTCTCTTGGCGGCTTTATGACCCTCCTCAACCTGTCCGATTCCATTGGCTTCAACAGTAAAATCCCCGTAGGGAATCACTGCCGAAATCAGGTCGTTAAACGTCGACATTTCCTGCACCGCTCGGGCTGTCATTGTCATTGACTGCGGTTGTTCGATCATCGTTTCCATTTGTGCTCCTAATTGTTAATCGTTCCGTGTTTTCGTTTTGCGACATTTTTCCGACACTCAGCCTGAATACACCCGCATGACCGTGCTGGCTTTGTGGGATGCAGCAGAGTCCTTTGAGAAACGACGTGTTCTCGTCCGGGAGTACACGAACACGTCGTCAGCCAGAGCGCAGTGACAGGCCCAACGCCGCCGATTTTGCAGCGACGATACAGCCTGATCACTGTGAGTCTTCCGAATGTTTGGCCGCTCAGTTCATGCTTGTAGATCTTCATAGTGAAGCCACGCCATCAGTCGGACAGGCCAGCCACAACAGGCAATAACCCTGCAAGTCCCTGACTGTGTCTTCGATCGACTCATCCACCTCTCCAGTCTTCCCCATGAGAGAACGCAGCCGCATAACCTTGTCGCTCATCCGGACAAGAATCGCGTCCTTCGGGCTGATACCACCGCACAGCAAAGGCTCCTGCCACGCTGAACAGCCGTAGTCAGCGTTCTTTCGAATCAGCAGGTCGCCGAGAACCATGAGTTCATTAGCAATGATTCGTTGCGGGTGATCGTGCGGCTTTTCAATGGCCACTCGGACGGTTTCGAGACATTGCTGGATTGTTCTGTTAGTCATTTCAGCCCTGCGTTGATGACATAAAAAAGGCGCGGAGACGATCCCCGCGCCATGAGAGAAACAAAACTACGACCAGCCGCCAGGCTTTGCCGCTCCAGTTACTGCTGGTGCCTGCGACTCAGAACCGGGAACGCAAGCCCTGTAGCCTTTCACTTCGTTCTGAAGCCTGCCGTTGTATTCCTTAACAGCAAGCTTGATCATCAGAGGCTTCATGTGCAGGTTTGACGAATCGCCAGGCTTCGGAAGGTTCACCGCTTCACAGACTTTCTTGAACTGCTGCTGAGCGATCTTCGTGGCCGTTGGGTTCTTATTCCACAGGTTGAACCGATCGATCACGGTTCTGTTTATAAACGGCCCGTCAACGATCTGCAGTTTGACTTCCAGCAACTCGCTTACGTTGTCCTTCGTGTCCTTTCGCTCGCTCTCAGTGATGAGAGCCCGATACTCGCCAGCTGGCAAAGCTTCGAATTCGCTGTCTTTAACTTGCGTTGCGTCGTAACCACCCAAATCAGCCATTGACCTTTTCCTTATTCAAAATCTCACTCGGAACAAATAACTCTGCATACTTCTGGAACGAAAAATTCGTCATCTCTTCAGGCATCAGCAAACGGTTCTTAGCGCGGACGCCAGCTGTCGGTGACGTGCGAATCACACGCTCGGTTCCACCCGCTGCAATTGGTCGCGTGCGATTAAAGCCTGTATCTTCTTTTGCGACATACACGCGGAACGAACCGAAGAAAACTTCTTGGCACCAGTCGCAAAAAAGGTCGGCCGCGTAGTCCGTGATTGACGGCTCCCATCGCTCATAGGATGGTGCGTCGGGAGGTGTCTGCTTCTTGCCTTCACTGTGCGAAAGCAGAATGATTCCGAGCCCCCGCT